AATATATGAGTTTGGAAATTATGCAACTCAATTAGATTCAATTATTTCATTAGCAGAGACTAGAGGAGATTGTATTGCAGTAGTAGATTTACAGAATCATGGAGCAACTGTTGCTAATGTAACAGGAACAGCTAACAGTATTAATAGTTCTTATGCAGGAGCATATTGGCCTTGGCTACAAATGCAATCAGCAACAGGTAAGAATCAATTTGTACCAGCATCAGTAGTTATACCTGGAGTATATGCCTTTACTGATGGAGCAGCAGCACCATGGTTTGCACCAGCTGGATTAACAAGAGGTGGAATACCTAACGTTATTCAAGCAGAAAGAAAGTTAACAAGATCTCAAAGAGATACATTGTATAGCGCTAATGTAAACCCAATTGCTACATTCCCAGGAAGTGGAATATCGGTATTTGGTCAAAAGACATTACAAAAGAAACCATCAGCTTTAGATAGAGTAAATGTTAGACGTTTATTAATCGCCTTAAAGAAATTTGTTGGTGACGTATCTAGGGAGTTAGTATTTGAACAAAATACAAACACTACTAGAAACAGATTCCTAGCTCAAGTTAATCCTTATTTAACATCAGTTGTTGAACAACAAGGATTATATGCTTATAGAGTAGTAATGGATGACACAAACAATACGGCAGATGTAATAGATCGTAATCAATTAATTGGTCAGATATTTATTCAACCTGCAAAAACAGTTGAGTTTGTAGTATTAGACTTTACTATTGAGCCAACAGGAGCAACATTTGGAGCATAATTTAAATTTTTAGATATTTATAATAAACAAATAAAATGGCAGTAGTAGATCCTAACGAAATAATGTTCAGAGCCTTTGAACCAAAGGTGCAAAATAGATTCTTAATGTTCATTGACGGTGTTCCATCGTTTATGATTAAGACAGCAGCTGGTCCAAATTTTACTGACAACGCAATAAAATTAGATCACCTAAATACTTACCGTAAGATTAGAGGTAAGAGAGAATGGGGTGATATTGATATGACTTTATATGATCCAATCACTCCTTCTGGAGCACAGTCGGTAATGGATTGGGCAAGATTGTCTTATGAATCTGTAACTGGAAGAGCAGGGTATTCTGACTTCTATAAGAAAGATTTAACACTTCAGGTATTAGGACCTGTAGGAGATATAGTAAGTGAGTGGGTGATTAAAGGAGCATTCATAACTAATATGGATCAAGGAGGATTTGATTGGGCTACTGATGAAACAGTAGAGTTATCAATGACTGTTGCAATGGACTACTGCGTATTGAACTTCTAATCACGCTACACTACATACCAAGAATAAGAACCTTCCTAACGGAGGGTTTTTTTTTCCCATAAATTAGTTGGTTCCCATTTTAAAAGTTCATATATTTATATATAATACTAGTTATACTTAATAAGATTTATGAGCACAAACTTTAAATTACCTACTGAACAAGTAGACTTACCATCAAAAGGGTTATTATACCCAGAAGATTCACCTTTGGCTAGCGGTACTATTGAAATGAAGTATATGACTGCTAAAGAAGAAGATATTCTAACTAATCAGAACTATATCAATAAAGGTATAGTAGTAGATAAGTTATTAGAATCTTTAATTGTTTCAAAAGTTAATTTTAACGACATCCTAATAGGAGATAAAGATGCTTTACTTATAGCATCAAGAATATTAGGTTACGGTAAAGATTATGATTTTACTTACGCAGGAGAAACTGTAAAAGTTGATTTAACTGAATTAAAGAATAAAGAACTCGATACTAGCTTAGTAAAAGATAGAAAAAATGAGTTCTCATTTAAACTACCTTTCACTGACAACACTATTACGTTTAGATTACTAACACAGAAAGACGAAAAAGAAATACAGAGAGAGATAGATGGTTTAAAAAAGATATCCCCTAATGTTTCTAAAGAATTATCTACTAGAATGAAACATATGATTGTTTCTATTAATGGTGATTCAGAAAAGCCTATGGTTAGAGATTTCGTAGATAACGGACTATTGGCAAAAGACGCAAGAGCATTTAGAGAATACTATGCAACAATTGTACCAGGAATAGATACAACGATCTCTCATGAGTTTGAGGACGGGATACAGGAGGATCTCGCTATTCCTATTAATGCCAACTTTCTTTGGCCTGACTTCGGATTATAGAAATTCAGTATTTACTCAAATACACGAAATAGTTTTTAATGGTAACGGTGGTTACGATTATGACACTGTTTATAACATGCCTATTTGGTTAAGAAACTTTACTTTTAGAAAGTTACAAGATCATTACGAGAAGGTAAACAGTACTAATAAATCTAAACCTAAACGTGAGTCAACTACACCTTCTTGGGTAAATGATGCCAAACAGGCTGCTAAAACTGGCAAGCAACCTTCTTATACTGTAAAGAGGTCATAACTTCATTTAAACCTATTTATAAGATATAACACTGTACAATGGCAAAGAGAGAAGAACTTGAATATGAGTTAAAACTCCTTAGGGATATTGAAGCTAAACGAAATGACATAATAGGTCAAAAAGTTATAGGTGCGTTTAATGACCAAAATCTTAAAGATGTACTTAGTGGTTTTGATACAGCAGAAGAAGCATTAAAAACTATTAGACAACGATTTAGAGCAGTAAATGCAGAAATAAGAGACCTTAATGATGGTGTTTCTGATTTTAAAAGCTTAACAGAAGCTATTACAGCAGAATTTGGTAGAGTAGATTCAACTCTAACTAAAGTATCCAGATCATATAGAAAAATTAACGGGATTGCCTCTCAGCTCACTGATATTAATCTTGATTTAGTAAATTCAACTACTAAAGATGTACAAAAGCTAAAAGAAAAAAATAATTTAGAGTTTAAAAGGTTAAAATCTATTTCAACTAGAGCTAAACTAGAATTAGAAGCTGCAGAAAATACTTTAAAAGGTGAAAAAGACCCAGAGAAAATTGCAAAGCTAAAAGAAGAGGTAAGAGAAAAAGAAAATATTGTAAAAGCAACAGAAGATGAGGCTCAAGCTAATGAAGCTGGAGCTAAAGCTTTTAAAAATGTAGAAAAAAGACTTTCTAATATAAATAAAATAGCTGGAATAGGTACTGGACTTATAGCAGGTTTAGGAAAAGCACTAGGTAAAGTTGGATTCGATGGATTGGCTTCATCATTTGATAAAGGAGCTAAAGCAGCAAGAGAATTATCTGTTGAAATAGAAGAAGCAATTGAAGAAGGTAACTTTAATTCATTTAATAAATTTTTACTAAGATCAGCTGGTAGTATAGCAGCATTAGGTAAAGGTATCCGTACCACTTTAGTTGACGGTTTAGGTAAGGTGTTTAGCCCACAAGGTCTTCTTATAGGAGGTATAACTTTATTTATTAAACAGTTTACTCATTTAGATACTGCAATATCAGATGTTGCTAAAGGAATGGGTCTTACTAACGCAGCTGCAACTGAACTTACTTTTGAGTTAAAAAAGCAAGCTACAGCTTCAGATGAAATAGGTGTTAGTATGGATAATTTAATTGCAGCGCAATTAGATATTTCCAAACAATTAGGTACCAATGTAAGATTAACTGGTCAGCAATTAGAAGATCAAGTATTCTTAAATAAGTTTGTAGGGTTGCAAGGAGAATCACTTAAAAATTCTCTTACGGCTTCTTTACTCTTAGGTAAATCACAAGAAGACATATTTGACACCGTAGTTAAAAATAATGACGGAGTCTATCAATCAGCCGCATTATTTGAAGAAGCAGTTAATACCACAGGTCAAATAGCTGTTAACTTAGGTAACAATCCAGCTATGATTGCATCAGCAGTTAGAGAAGCTAAAAGATTGGGTATTAATTTAGATACTGCAAGAGGAATGTCTAATAGTATATTAGATTTTGAAAGTAGTATAAATGCTGAAATGGAAGCAAGTGTCCTTTTAGGTAGAAGTATCAACCTTAATCATGCACGAGAATTAGCTTTTAGAAATGACCACGTTGGTGCAGCAAAAGAAATGCTTAGACAAGTTGGTGGTATGGGCAAATTTGGTAAAATGAATGCCATGCAACAACAGTCATTAGCTGATGCAATGGGTCTATCAGTAGATGCATTAGCAGACCAGTTAAGAATGGCTGAACAAGATATTAAACTTACCGAACAAGCTAATAAATTAAGAAGAGAAAATCCTGCATTAAGTCAAGAAGAAGCTTTATTAAAAGCTAGAGATGAGAATAGAACAATAGGAGAAAC